TTATTGTCAATAAAAAATTATTAAGGTAAGCTAAATTAGAGGAAAGCAATTTTAATTATGCTATATCAACACAAAGTAACAGGTGGATTAGTTGAGAAGATATCTCAGCACGGAGATGGAATCTTCATGGTTGTCAATGCAAACGACGAAGTGGATTATGTTCATGAAGATGATTTAATTCCACATTTAGAGGCAACTAACGAAAAAATTAAAACAGAAGAAAGGTTAACTGCTGAGTTAAAAGCTACTGGAGATAAAACTGCAAAACCAACCAACAGAGAGACATTTCCACTTGATAGACGTTTAAACATAAATACTGCAAGTGCCAGACAGATTGCTGATACCCTCCCTGGAGTTGGTTTAAAGACTGCTAGAGACATAAAAGATTTGCAAACAACAATGACAGGTGAGAGATATACAAAATTAGAACAATTAAAAGGAATTAAAAGAATTGATTGGGATGCAATATTTAAAGAGAACTTAGTGAGAGTAGACTAGTAACAGGTATATTTTACTTGTTTGAATGAAGCTCGATACCTTTTTACAATCAAAAGTACGTTGGCATTTAGGTTACAATATAACTTCTATACCAGCTGGTGACCAAGCTCGCTTAGAAGAAGCACTTAATAATGTTCAGGATTCTTTCTGGGTTAGTAAGATTGTAGAGCAGGTTAGTAGATGTGATGAGGCTGAAAAAAGAACAGATATGACAGGAAGTGTCAATAATGATTCGGTTCCAAAGAACAGAATAGAAAGTATTCTTGGTGATGTTGACCGTACAGTGTCTACTTCAGATTTTCGTGAAACATTGAAAACTTGGACACAAATTTATATTTATGAAACAGATAGGTTAGCGATGCACCTTTATGTTCCTAATTATCGTAATCCAGAACAAGCCAGATACAGATTCAATAGAGAGGGTGCAGAGTTTATACAAGCTTTACCTGGACCAGCTGATGTGGCTGTAGGGACACGTTTATTCCTTGAAACTAATCATCGGTAAAACATTTCCCCCTGTTATTCTTAAGAAAAGGATTGTAAATTTGCAATGGCAGTAACCTACTTTCAAGACACAATATTTTTTACTGATACAAGTTTATCTGCTCCAGGAGATGGAACAGTTTTACAAGTAGCATCTAATAATTTCTTCGCTACAAAGAGTTATACTTTGACAGCTACAGTAGCGTCGATTAATACTAATGTAGTTGTACGATTAGATGGAAGTATTGATGGAACTAACTATGCTCCTATTATTGCTGCTCAAACTATTACTAACAATGGCACTACTGTTTATAGTGTTGCTGATAGACCCGTAAAGTTTGTCAAAGCTGTATTTGTCAGTGAGTCTGGTGGAACTGCTGCGACAGTATTATTTAACATAGCTGCTATATAAATGTCTGTTTTTCCAAGAACACAACTTGGTTATACTTTAGGTATAAAAAGAGATAAAGATATTATTAGTCAAGGTGAAAAGACACCTGAAAACCCTTTTGAACAAAGTAGAGGTCGTACTAGAATGGCAGGTGATAGACGTGTAGATATTTTCACTGCAGAAAGGGATTACTTAAGAGCTCCTACTGTCAGAGGTGATTATCTACCTAATCGTTTTGTTACTTCTGTACCTGTATCTAGATTGGAGAATTCTGATGGCTAAAGGAAAAATGCCTCCTCAACTTCTTGAGTATTTTAAAAATAAGAATAAAAAGAAAGAAGATGGCAGTGGAGAAAAAATGTCTGATAAAGAGAAGATGAAAGAAGCTTTAGCAAAGGCACGAGATGCAAAATCTAAAAAAGGGAAAAAAGAAGAAAAATAGGAAAAAAACCTTCCTATATAATTAAACTAAGTATCTTAAGAAGTAAAAGTGTCAAGCAGTAGTTCAAACAAACAACCGTTGATGGTGGATCGCCCAGCAACCACCTCCACATTGGTAACAGTTTCATCAGGTCAAAATTTTCTAACAAGTTTAATACCCACATCAGTTGGTAATGCTACGAAAGTATTTGATGTTGATTCAGGATTGACTGACACTGCTATTAGTGGTGCTTACATTGATGAGATATTTTTAAGATATACAAAAAGATGTCTTCAAGATACTGATGCTGTTTCCCCAACACAAGGTACATATTCAGCTAACGGCACGACTTGTACGGTAACTCTTTCGGGCGGACATAATTTAGAAATTGGTCAAAAAGTATTTTTAGATTTCGCATCATATAGCTCAGGCACTGTCCCAAAAGATGACACTTTCGAAGTTAAGAATACAACTAATTACACATCAACAACATTTGATGTAGATATACCTAGTTTAGGAGGAACTATAACAGGTAATGTCAACGTAACTCTACCTACTGATTTTTGTTTTTATCTCGTTAATACAGGTACAGTAACAAATGTCAATCAGTTTTTTCCTTTATTTGTTGCTAGTGTTGATTCCAGTCAGCAAACATATAGTCTAACTTTAAATGAAATATTACCTTTTATAAATCATCCCACTGTCCAAGCAGGATCAAATTTTGTAAGTGCTAATAATGAGGTAGCTCCTAAACAGAGAGGTTTGATGTTAAAGAGAGGACAAGCATTATACGCAGCTGCTAGTGGAGCTACTGCTTTGACAAATGGATTTTTTTGTAATGTTCAGGGTGGTTTCTACTAAACATAATGGCATTCGAAATAAGAGGTTTCAAAAAATCATCTGATTTCGGTTTTAAAAACTTTCAAAATTTCAAAAATAATCCAAAAAAACAAAGTATTTATCCTAGAGGATCTGATGGATATCAATTAGAAAGTGAAGTAAAGTTTTATAATCAGGATTCTTTATGGACTAGATGGAGAAGGGGGTATGAATTATATGTGATGATGCAAACAATATTAGGATCTTCTTCTAAAGAAAGAGATAAAAGAGGTGACTATAGATTGTTTTTTACATTTCAACAATTTCCGGGGGTTTTTATTCCTGCCAGAATATTTACTTTTCCATCTAAGAATAAAGAATTAGGTGAACATGTATGTGGAATGAGAGATACAGACGGATTTAGTTTTTATGATTTTGGTTTACCAATACTTGAAGTAAGATATTTAGCTCCATCTGTTGATGGAACATATCAACAAAACGGAACAACTCTAGTTGTAACAAAAAATGATCATGGTTTATTTCCAGGTGATGATGTTTTTTTAGATATATCAACTGGTAATGCAATTGATGAAACGTTGAGAATAGTAAGTAAAACTCAAAATACATTTACAGTCACAGCTACTAATTCTTTAACAACTTCAGGTAATGTAACCTACCATAATTCCACAGCATTTAATGATACTCGTTGGAGATTTGTAAGAGTCAAATTAAGAACTCTTCCTACAGAAGTAGCTTTTCTTTCAGGTGAAAGAATGGCAGATCGAATAATAGAAAAAGATCCGGGAATCTCTTCTACATACACAAGATCAGGATCAGAAGTTACAGTAACTTGTAGCTCTGTTCATGGCTTATCTACAGGAAACAAAGTATTTTTAGATGTAAGTACAGGTAATGTTCCCTCTGGGCGATATACGATAGAAGTTACATCAACCACACAATTTAAAGTCACAACAATAACGAGTGGATCTACATCAGGAAATCTTACATTAAGTAGATTATTGAGAGGATTTAGATATGACGATTATGTCGGATATACAGTAACTGGATCTGATGCTAATACTAATGAAATAATTTTTCAAAAAAAAGATAGTTATGGTGCAAGGACTGTAGATACAATAGCGAAAACTACTGTACCAGCTCATAGAGGTTTTGCAGTAGGTAGATTTTTAACTACAGAATTAAGATGGAATTGTTCATGTCAAGATTTTTCGAGAAGAGATTCTTATGATTTATTTAAAAGATCAAACAGTTCTAGATTTCCAGTAACACCAATCAGAGATACAAAACCTGGAAATGTATTACAACCAGATGGAACTGTTAGTGATGAAAGAGATATTCCCGGTACCTTTAGAGACTTAGGATATGTCACTATTAATAATTTTTATGAGTTACCAGAATATGAAGATGAAAAAGAAAATTCTTTTCAAAATTTACAATATTATCAACTACGTTGGTGTAAACATATTTATGCAGCAATGTGGTCATTAGTGCATGATGAGGGTAATGAGCCACTTAAGTTAGCAGCAAAATATCGTCAATCTGGTGTAAATATTACGGTTGATTTTGAAAATCATAATTTAAATAAAAATGATAAAATTCAGTTAAATTTTACGAGTGGAAATGCAATCTCAGGAGAATACACAATAAGTGATGTTCCAAATGCGAATAGTTTCGTAGTTGTTTATCCTTTTGATGAAACTACAAGTGGTTATGTAACAGTAGAAAATTTAAAAAAACATGAATATGTTGGAGCATGGTTATTAGAACCTAATGACAAACCTATAGGTCAAGGTCTTGAAGCATGGGAAAGGAGTTGGAAAAAAGAACAAGAAAAACTTAAAGAATCTGCAGAAATATTTGCTTTATACAATCGATCAACAAAATGGGAAGGAAACAAAGAAATTATTGGTAATTTTAATAATAAACAAAATGTAGCTAATTTTGACCCATCTGTTGTAGCTATGACCTTAACTGATAGTTTAAAAAGAGATGCACAAGGAGGATTGGATAGATCTGGTAGATCTTTAAATACTACAAACAGAATGATTGCAATGGTAAATAAATTATTTAATAAATCTCCTACTGTTTTAGATGATATTAAATTTGGAATAATAAATAAACCTCTGATTGAATTTACTGATATTTTCGAATCTGGTTTGATTAATGCAGGTGATTATATTAATGGAGAACTTGTAGATTCTGCTGTAAACACTAGTAATCTTGATGCCAGCACTTATAACCCAAATACTGCTCAAGATACAGTAGTAGATGCAGGATTATACATAAATGTAGAGTAAATTATGGCAGTACAAATTCAAACAAGAAGATCTAGCACACTTAATGACAGACCATTTCCTACAAGATTAGGAGCTGGCGAGCTTGCATTAAATAATCATAGTACAAGTCCGGGATTATTTTTTGCTGATAATGTTGCTTCTCCAAGCACTGGATTAATAAAAGTAGGTCCCGTTCATATAGGAAATACAGCTCCAAATACTTCTCCAGCTGGGTTTACATCTTCTAGTAAAGGAGAAACTTGGTTGGATACAAACAGTACTCATATATTTAAAATTTATGATGGTTCAGCTTTTCAATCTGTTAAAGCAGTGGCATCAGTATCTTCAGGACAACCAGCTAATCCTATTGATGGTCAATTACACTGGGATACATCTGGTGGTGGTAATGGTGTTTTAAAAATATATTTAGCTTCAATTTCTGCTTGGGTTAATGTTTAATTACTGTGATTTAATAAGTGATCTAAAATTCTATCTAATTTTGTATGAACACCCTGCATTTCTCGTAAGAAATCTTCTTTTAATACATAATCATGAATAACACTATTTTTTAAATCATCAACTTCTCTTTGAATTCTATCAAATTTTCTATCTATTTTTTTATTAAAATTACCTAAAGCTCTACTGATACCAGCAAAGGCACCAATACTCCCTGATATTATTGCAGCAATTACTTGAGGTTCCATACTTTTATTATAATGGTAGGCACAGTTTAAAATAGATATTAATAGAGGTTAACTATGTCTACTGCTTACGAACCAAATATACAAGGAGCTATTGCAGTCTTAAGAGACTTAATGATAGCAAATAGTTTTACATTAACTCGTGAACCATATGAACCAAATTATAGAGGTTTGGTTGATGCTGTTATTGATTTAAAAGAAGGATTTCCTACTTTTGCACCATTGCAGGTTGGTTTTGATGCAACTGCATTTGAAGATGTTTCTGAGGGAGATGCTTTATTCATGAGAACTAGTGATGGACAAGTTGGTAAAGCTAGTGCAGCAAATGGATTACAAGAGAATGCACAAGTAGTTGGATTTGCTAACGCAGATGCAAGTGCAAATGCAACAGTGAAAGTTATTGTTATTGGAGTAAAAACTATGAGTGGTTTAGATGCAGGTGATTTATATTTTCTTTCACCAAGCACTGCAGGAGCTATTACATTGACACCTCCTTCAAGTTCAGGACAAGCAGTCGTGAGAGTAGGAGAAGCATCCACTACTACGAGTTTTGCAATTCGTATAGAACCACCAATTAAATTAAGCTAATGGCTAGTGTAGAAGATCTTGCTCCATATCAACCTAATGCACAGGGTTTAACTGAGGTTTTAATTGACTTAAAATCTACGATGCCAAGTCAAACAGTGTTCAAGGTTACTGGGTATCAGGTTGTGTGTTTTGAAAATGTCACTCAGGGTGATGCTCTTTATGCCAGAGCTAGTGATGGACAGGTAGGAAAAGCAATAGCAAATGACACATTAGACAAAGCTTTAGTTGCTGGAATTGCAGAAACTACACAACCAGCAGGTCAGATTGTGAAAGTAATTGTTGCAGGTATAGTTGCAACATCCGGCTTAAATACAGGTGATCAATATTTTTTATCAGCAGCTTCTGCAGGATCCATAGTTGAAACACCTCCTTCAACTGCTGGTCAGTATGTAACGAGAATCGGAGAAGCAGGAAGCACTGGACAATTTATAGTCAGAGCTGAACCTCCTATTCTTCTAAGCTGACAGTTTACTAGACGTAAAATAAATATAACTAGCAATTCAATCTTTTTGAATTGTATCGGAATATAAAATGGCAACAAGAAAGGCACTTGTTCTAGTTTCAGGTTTATTTCAGGAGTTAAATTCTTCTTCTGATAAATTAGATTTTGCTGGAAATACAACTGCAGATTTAACAGAACAAACTAATCTTTATTACACTGATACAAGATCAAGAGCTGCTGTATCTGTAACTGATAGTGGTGGAGATGGAAGTCTTGCGTACAATAATTCCACGGGAGTAATTACATATACAGGACCATCAGCTTCTGAAGCCAGAGCACATTTTAGTGTAGCTTCTGGATCAGGATTATCATACGACTCAAGTACTGGGGAGTTTGGAACTTCTGCAATACCTAACGGACAATTAGCTAATTCAGCGGTAACTATTGGAAGCACCAGTGTTTCTCTCGGAGCTACCCAAGGAACTTTTACTGGATTAACTTCTTTAGCTTCAGGAACTTTAATAGCAGGAGTAGAAGATGCAGCCAATGCTATTGAAATCGGAAGTGGAAATATTATCTTTGAAGGATCTACAGCAGATGCAAACGAAACAATACTTACAGCAGCTGATGCGACAGGGGGAGATAAGACTTTAACTTTACCAAATGAAACTGGAACAATATTATCTACAGCATCTTCAATTGCTAACAGTAATTTAGCCAACTCCGCTGTAACTATCGGATCAACTTCTGTCAGTCTTGGAGGCACAGTAACTACATTTACTGGTTTATCTTCTTTAACTTCTACAACATTAGTTGGTACGACACTTATTTCTGGATCTGCAGATGCTGCAAACTCAATAAAACTTGCAAGTGGAAATATAGTTTTCGAAGGATCTAGTGCAAATGATTTTGAAACAACTTTTACTGCTACTAATCCGACAGCTGATCGAACAATTACTTTACCAGACGCAGCTGGAACTGTAGTTTTATTAGGATCTTTAAGTGTAGCTGCTGGATCAGGATTATCATATAACAGTGGCACAGGACAATTTGGAACAAGTTCTATTCCAAATGCACAATTAGCAAACAGCACTGTGACAGTTGGAAGCACAGCCGTAGCGTTAGGAGCAAGTGCCACAACATTTACTGGATTGGCATCGATAACTTCAACTGCTGTAGTCACAAATGACAGCGGATTTAGGGTTAGAAATAATAGTGATAATACAAAAATTCTCGCATTAGATTGCTCTTCTATATCAGGTAGCACAACAAGAACATTAACTGTGCCTGATACAAATGGAACAATAGCAACTCAGGCTTATGTCCAAGCTCAGATTACTGCTGAGGATCTTGACATAACTACAGATTCTGGAACGATCGCTATCGATTTAGATTCTGAAACCTTACAGCTATCTGGAGGCACAGGTATAGATACAAGTGCTTCTGGAAACACAGTTACAGTGGCTGTGGATTCAACAATAGCAACTGAAAGTTTTGCTACCGCAATAGCAGTAGCGTTATCATAGTATTATGGCAACCCAAGTTCAATTTAGAAGAGGAACTACAGCAGAGCATCAAAGTTTTAAAGGAGCTGAAGGTGAAGTTACTGTAGATACAACCTTGAAAACCGTTGTAATACACGATGCAATTACAAACGGTGGTTTTCCTGTCTTAAGAGATGACGGCACTAATTCAGAGTTTGTTAGAGGTTCTCTTACAAACTGTGCATTAAAATTTGCAGGAGATGCAAATACAGGTTTAATTTCACCAGCTGCAGATGAGATCTCCTTAGTAACTGGTGGGTCTAGTCGTTTTACAATAGATTCTAGTGGAGCTGCTACCTTTACAGGTAATGTCCAAGTTAATGGATCTTTATCAGTAACAGGTAACTTCGATTCCGGAGAAAACTTAGCATTAATTATTGCTTTAGGATAATATGGCAAACACCTTCAAAATTGATACGAAATCAAGTTGTGTAACAGATGCACATACTAGCAGTAATGCCAATGTCTTAACAGCTGGGGGTTCTGCAACATTAGTCCTCTTAAGCATATTAGTTTCCAATAAAACAGGAGCTACTGCAGATGTTGACGTGTTTTTAGTAACTAATACAGGTGATGATGTTTTTCTTCTAAGAAATGCACCAATACCAGCTGGTTCTTCACTTGAATTAATAAGTGGATCAAAAGTAATTCTAGAATCTAGTGATGTTTTAAGAGTAAGAACTGACACTGCAAGTGCCATTGATGTTGCAGTAAGTTATCTAGAGCAGACCTAAAATGGGATTATCAGTAAATAACGACCTTGTAAATTTATCTGATAATTTTGAAAGTCTCAAGGCAAAGGTTGAGGCTATTGAGATTATAGTTTATGGTGAAAAAGTTTTAGAATTAGATGATTCTAATTGGGAAAATATTAGAAAAAAAAGAGATTATATTTTAAAATCTACTGATTGGACAGTGATACCAGGATGTTCAGTTGATCAAGCACAATGGTCGGCATATAGACAGAATTTAAGAGACATTCCTCAAACATATAAAGTAATAGCAGATGTGAAATGGCCGACTCAACCATCTACTTCAGGACCTAATAGTTAAGAGTCCCCATATTTACTGAGCTTAAAATAATTAAAGAAATTAAGAAGACTTCTAGTTTAATCTGCTATGTCATATATAGGAAATACTATTCGTGCTGCTGACGATTATAGATTAATTGATGACATTTCAGGTAGTTTTAACGGTAGCACTACTAGTTTTGCTTTACAAGTTTCAGGATCTGCTCCAGTTCCTTTTCCTAAATCACCTCAACAAGTCTTAATATCAGTAAACGGTGTTATTCAGGAGCCAGATCCTACAGGTTCTTCAGGATTTAATTTAGTTGGAACAAATATAGTTTTTAGTTCTGCTCCTACAAACGGGCATGCATTTTTTGGAATAATATATGCGACTGCTGATTATCTAAATGCAGGTGGTAACTTTCCTTCAGGATCATTGGGTGCTCCAAGTATTACATTTGTTAGTGATGAAAATACTGGAATTTACAGAAAAGGCTCAGGTAGTGTAGCTTTCGTTGCTGACGCTACTGAGATCGCAAATACTGATAGTAATGGATTAACTATTTCATCTGGTAATTTAATTTTAGGAGATAGTAGTGGTGCTAGTGATGATCGTATTAAGTTAGGAGCAAGTGGGGATCTACAAATTTATCACGATGGTTCAAACACTAGGATTGCAAATAGTACAGGAGATTTAAAGCTACAAGGTGGTGGTGATGATATTCTTTTACAGCCAGTTGATACAGAAATTGCTCTGAAAGCTGTACCAAACGGAGCCGTAGAGCTGTATTTCGATAATGCAAAGAAGGCGGAAACGGTAACGGGTGGCTTTACAGTTACAGGAGTTTGTACAGCTACATCTTTTGCTGGTGATGGATCAAACTTAACAGGAGTCACATCAGTAGGTGGAGATACGGGTGTTGATTTTAATGATGGTGTGAAAGCCCGGTTCGGGACAGGTAATGATCTGGTTATTGAACATGATGGTTCAAATTCTTACATAAGTGATGGTGGAACAGGAGATTTAATCATAACTGGTTCAGTGGTGAGGTTAAAATCAGCGAATACTGTTGAAGATATGATCAAGGCGACTGAAAACGGAGCCGTACAACTATATCACGATAATTCTGAAAAATTAGCTACCTCAGCAACTGGGGCTACTGTAACAGGTACGTTATCAGCTACAAAATTAGCATGTGATGACAATGCTGATACAGCTATGGATGGTTCTGCAAGTGGTCAATTACAAATCGGTGGAAATGGATATACAGCTGCCATTGCTTTAGATAGCTCAAATATGAATATTTATCATAATGCGTCTGGTAGAGGTATGTTGTTTGGTATTAATGAAACAGCAGTAGCTAAATTTGATACATCTGGTCATTTTTTACCTGCCACTAATAATACTTTTAACTTAGGTTCTTCATCTTTACGTTGGGCAAATATTTTTACCAATGACCTTAACTTATCTAACGAAGGTTCATCTAATGATGTTGATGGCACATGGGGTGACTGGACAATACAGGAAGGAGAATCAGACTTGTTTTTAAAAAATAATCGTTCTGGTAAGAAGTATAAATTTAATTTAACCGAGGTGTCGTAATGGCTTTTCGTGGAGAAAATTTTGTTCATGCTTGGGCTAACTTTAAAACTAGTGGTACTCCAGAAGTTAGAGATTCTTATAATATAAGTAGTATTACTGATGTCGGTACTGGTCGTTCAAAATTTAATTTTTCTATTAATGCTAGTAATGCTAATTATGTATTTTCTTGCTTGGGTGGAAACTCATCAGGGACAACAACATCTGGAAGATGCCAGCAAAATGATGCTTCCCCAAATGTAGCTCATTTTTCTATAAGAAATAGAAGTTCTGCTGGACCTAGAGATGATAGTTTAATGAATATGATTTGTATTGCGGAGAGCTGATGGCTTTATTTGGAGAAAATACAGTTCATGCTTGGGCACAAATTAATTGTGTAACTGGTCAGGATACAATCAGAGATTCCTACAATGTAAGTAGTGTTACTGACATTGGTACCGGTCGCCAACAATTTAATTTTTCTACCAATGCTATTAATAATGATTTTGCAGTTGCTTGTCTATCTGGGAATGTCTCTGGCTCAACAACAGCTCCAAGAACACAAAATCCCGATGCTGAATTTAATGTAGCTCATTTTACAATAAGGAATATGAATATTGATAATAATCAAAGTGGTACCGCTGTAAATGATTCATTAATTAATGTAATTTGTTGTGCAGATACATAATAAAAATAACTTTTATTTATAAAACTTTAGGGAAGTTATACTTATAAAATGGAAAGCAAAACCTTTTGCTAATTGATTTAACGGAGGTATCATAATGGCTTCATTTGGAGAAAATGCAGTTCATGCTTGGGCAAGAATAGATCAAACAGGAACTCAATCAATTGTAGATTCTTACAACATAACTAGTATTACTGATAACGGAGTAGGTAGAACAATATTTACTTTTTCGACTAATGCTATTAATAATGATTTTGTGTTTGTAGGAATGGCTGGGAATGAAAATTCGACTACAACATCTGGAAGGACTCAAAATAATGATGGTGCAGCTACTACTTCAGGTTTCCGAATCAGAAATTTTAGTGTATCTGGTAGTGCTGATACTACTAGAGATGATAACCTAGTAAACGTAATCGTACTCTCAGATAACTAATGAAAATACTTTACACAGGTGAAGACGGAATTGTTTCTATAATGACTCCAGTTTTTAAAGAAATTAATCCTGAAACAGGTAAAATTTGGACTATTGAAGAAATAGCTAAAAAAGATGTACCTACAGGAAAGAAATACAAAATTGTAGAAGACTCTGATGTTTCAACAGACCGATCGTTTCGTGATGCTTGGGTCGTTGATGAAGCAGACCTTACAGATGGAGTTGGATCATGAGCATCATTAAAACAGATATGGCAAAAGCCAAAGAAATTCACAAGACAAACATTAGAACTGCTCGTGCACCAAAACTTGCAGAGCTTGATGTTGAATTTCAGAAAGCTTTAGAAACCAGTTCAGACACAACAGCTATTGTGGCAAAAAAGAAAGCTTTGAGAGATGCTCCTGCTGATAGTGCTATAGACTCAGCTACAGATGAGGCTGGTTTAAAAGCACAATGGAATACAAGTATTTTAGGAAATAGTCCTTACTCATAATATTTTGAATAATTAGCCATTTTAAACTAGTTATATCAAAACTAGTTATTTTAGATGGCATACATAGGAGCAGAACCTTTACCAGGTCAGAATAGAGAAGTAGATGATATTTCTAGTGGTTTCAACGGAAGTACTACTGCATTTACTCTACAAGTTTCTTCTGTAAACGTAAGTCCAGAAAGTGCAAATAATATACTCGTATCTTTAGGAGGTGTAATACAGAATCCTGGGACTGACTATACAATAGCTGCAAGCACTTTAACTTTTACAACAGCACCTGCTTCAGGTCTTGATTTCTTTGGATTAATCTTAGGAGCTGGAATAAATACAGCTACTGTAGCTGATCAGACTATTGGAACTTCTAAAATTTTAGACAATGCCGTAACTGCTGATAAATTAGCTAGTGGCCTTGCCCTTACTGGTGATGTATCAATAGAAGACAAAATAGTTCATACAGGAGATACCAACACAGCTATTAGATTTCCTGCTGCTGATACGTTTACAGCAGAAACTGGTGGTAGTGAGAGATTAAGAATCGATTCGTCAGGAAATATAGGTATAGGTACATCAAGTCCATCATCAATACTACACGTTAATGCTGGAACAGGTAATTTATGTGGATTATTTGAAAGTACTGATGCTGAGGCTCAGATTAGGTTAAAGGATTCTGGATCTTCCATTGGAATTATAGCTGCAACAGATGGAGCTTTTGCTTTTGAAAACACAACTACAGGCAACCTTGTAAATATTAAAAATGATGGAAAGGTAGGTATAGGTACAACAGCACCCGAAGTCATGCTCGACATTAGAGCAAATGATCCTGGGGTACAGTTAGTTGATACTAGTGGTACAAACGCTTATGGAAATATAAGTTTTGTAGGAGATACTTTAATTTTACTCTCTAGGGCTGGAACTTCTTCTGATGGACTAATTGATTTTAGACGTTATGACGGAACCACTATTGACACCAGTATGCGAATAACTGCTGCTGGAAACGTACTAATAGGAACAACTTCTAATCTTAATAGTGGTAGACAAATAGTAGATTTTACAGGTGGTGGTCGAGGTGTTGGAATTAAAGCTCCTAGTGATGCTGCCGGCTCACAGGTTTTGCATTTTTATGCTGGAACATCTCAAGTTGGTAATGTAAGTGTAACTACGTCTGCAACTAGTTATGCCACTAGTTCAGATTACAGATTAAAAGAAAATGTAGTTGCAATATCTGATGGTATTACAAGATTAAAAACATTGAAACCATATAGATTTAATTTTAAAGTTGATGCAAGTACAACAGTTGATGGATTTTTTGCACATGAAGTAACAGCAGTTCCGGAGGCAATAACTGGAACAAAAGATGAAGTTGATTCTGACAACAAACCTGTATATCAGGGAATAGATCAAAGCAAACTTGTGCCGTTACTTACTGCTGCATTACAAGAGTCAGTCAAAAAAATAGAGACTTTAGAAACCAAAGTTGCTGCATTAGAAGCAGCTTGATAAAATTTAAGTAAATACTTAAAAAAATGCAGAAAATTTTTAACGCTATTGCCGTTGCTTCAGGAGTTCTTACTCTGACAATAATAGGTGCTGGTATCTACGGTTATAAATATATAACTAGTGATAATTTTGAAAAACTAATTAAAAACAAAATCATGGGAGATATTCAAAATGTTCTCCCTAAAGCTATTGAAAGCGAATTACCAGACACTACAGGGATCTCTATACCCTTCTAATGAATATCCCAGATATAGATATACCAAATATATCTATACCTCGCATACCTGTTCAAGTAATACAACCAGTAAGAGTATTTGGAGATTATGTAGTTCACCCTTCTTTTAGTGAGCCATCTCTTCTACTCCCTGGCTGTTATAAAACTCATCGTGATGCCAGTAGAAACTCTAATCTTGTAGATGATGATCCCAGAGGGACATTTTGGAATTGTCCTTGGGGTGAATTACCAGAAATAAAACCTCTGCAGTTTGATAGATCTAAAATGATTTATTCAAATGATGTAAAAGAACAAAAGAAAAAAGAAGAACCTGTAATAGTTAAAGAACAAACAAAGACAGAAATTCCTAAAAAAGATAAAAAAGAAACATTTTTTCCTCCATGTCCAGATCCTAATTCAAAACTCAGAGTAGGATCATTTGCTAATGAGAAACGTTTAGAAAAAGTTAAAGAATTTAAATATAATGAAGATAAAACAGAATGCTTAATAATTTGGGAGGATGTCAGTTATGTTGATTCTTGGCTACCAGAGCCAACACTAGTCATAAACACAGTAATAATAGCCTCTATAGCAGCAACCTCACCTGCGATAATAAACATAATAAAAGGGTTGACGAAAAATCTCGTTAAAAAAATTACTTCTTCTCAGGCATCGAAAAAGAATGATAATGCTTCTCAATCTGATTAGGACGTGGGGTCAAAAGCACATCTTGGCAAACAGAGTGGAA